AGGGGTTTTTCCGCAACCTGTTTTAAAAAAAACCAAAACGAAGGATTTCTTCAGCAAGAGTGACACCTTAGCCCGATGATTAGCGGGCATTGTGGGGCGAGGGTTATGTAAACTAGGGAGGGGAAAAGAGTGAAAGAAGTAAAATTTATCTGGCCGAATGAAATCAATACGTTTATTGAGTTTATGAAAACCTCGGAAACATACAAAAGCGAAGGGACAAGCCATGATGCCGACATAAACGGGTTCCACATTTACCTGTATGAAGGTGGAGAAAACGGCGGCGGCATAATCCATATAAACAAGTTGTGTGGTGATACCAAATAAACGATTAGAGTGCTTAAGTCGTTGCCTACCCGCGTCCAGGCGAATCGGTAGGTCTAGGCCAGCGTAAATAAAACTCGACTGATGAGGTGAGACATCACCGAAACATTAAATGTATCGAGAATTCCCCATGCTGGCGAAGAGTGGGAATCCGGCTGGGCGGCAACTTAAGCACTTTTATTTTTTGGTCTGGTAATACCGGCCTATTCTGGAGGCGATATGATGGAACGCGTCAACGGAGAACTTGACCAAGAGACCTGCGATAAGCTACTAAGGCGGGAACTGGTCGCGTTACTCGACGCTAAGCACCAGTTGACCATACATACGCCGGAGGAAGCAAAAGAAATAATTAGGAAACAATTGGAGGGCATATGGGAGAAATTTTCACTGAAGAAGAACTAAAAGAGAAATGCCTGGAATGGCAAAAGATACTCCGGTTGCAGGATTGGACTATTGTAGTGCATATAGAAAGGCAAAGAGACTTACCGGACGGAGCACAAGCTAACGTAAGGTATACTCTGTCAACCAAAAAAGCATTGATACGCTTAGTTGATGCAACAGATTATCCACCTGATTCTATGCTTCCGCAGGACATGGAGCATTCGCTTGTACATGAGTTATTACATTTACACCTGGGACCATGCACAACAGAGGACGGGACTATTACAGAGGACCAGGCGATTGAATCAATTGCGGACGGACTTATATATTTGAAAAGGACAAGACACGGCAGTAATAAAAGTTATTGATAAGGTGAGAAGGTGGTAAAGATGACAGATAAGCTGACAGTCAAGCAAGAAAAATATGCTCAAGGCTTGTTTGCCGGACTATCACAAAGAGAGGCCTATAAGCAGGCTTATGATGCTGAAAAAATGACTGATAAGAGCGTAGATGAAAAGGCTTGCGAATTAGCCGCCAACGTCAAGGTTGCGTCAAGAATTGAACAACTTACCAATGAACTAAAAGAGCGCAACATGGTTACGGTTGAGAAGGTATTAGCTGAGCTCTCCCATATTGCACTTGACGATATAAGTAATTACCTGTCATTCCGGACGGAAAAAGTATTTGTCGGCCATGACGCAGACGGGAACCCAGTGTCAGACTATAGAACGATTGTGGACATTAAAGACAGCGACACAATTGACACCAGGGGTATCTCTGAAGTGTCAGTTGGTAAAGATGGGCAGTTCAGGTTTAAGCTATATGGTAAGGACAATGCTTTGGTTAATGCCGGTAAGCACCTAGGCATGTTTGTGGAGAAGAAAGAAATCTCCGGGCCTAACGGTGGTCCGATTGAAACCAAAAGGGTGCATGATCTGTCCAAACTGACCGATGAGGAATTGGACCTTTACCTAAAACTAGCCCAAAAAGCTGAGAATAATCAAGAAGAAGATAGTTAATTACCAGTTTGACTGTAAATTGTTAGGATAATATGAGGCAAAAGTGCCATTCCTCCACCAGCGGGATACCGCCAAAAGTACTATTCTCCTAAAGTATGGTAAAAATAATTTCCAATTATGTTTTAATGGTAGTTATTAGGTGACCAAAACTGCATAAAAGGCCCAAATATACAGGATATGCGTAAATAATGTTTTACCAATTACTGACATGCTTACGGTTAGTAAGACTGAGACTATTCTACCAACTACCACTAATAGGTATTATGAAAACTAGTAAAGATTACTATACCCTTTTGTGTTAGTTCCTAGGAGGTATCCAAGAATGTATGTGCATATCAGTCGAGGAAATAAAAACAGAAATCCGCCGTAGGAACTTTTGGGAGTTTTGCGTGTACATGGACCCGGGATTCTTCACGCTGGCTAAATGGCACTTAAAACTGATTGCCAAATACCTGCAGAAATTAGCTGATCAGGAGATAAACAAACTTATCATATCCGAACCACCGAGGGCAGGTAAATCTTACGAGGTTTCCCTGTTTCATGCTTGGATGATAGGTAGATTCCCGGAAGAATCCAGCATGCGGAACTCATACGCTGCGGAGCTAGCCGAAAAATTCAGTTACAACATTAGGGAATTTATCCAGAAAGAGAAGTACAAAAAAGTATTCTCGGATATAGAACTTAAAAAAGACCGGCGGTCCGTGTCTGATTGGTCAATTACTTTGGCAAAAGATGCTTCGTACTTCTGCGCTGGTGTGGGCGGTCCTATCACCGGGAAGGGTTGCAAGAAGGTAGGCACACTTGATGACTCTCTCAAAAATATAGAGGATGCCCTGAGTGAGACTGTCCTAGAAAAGACCTGGCAATGGTACACATCAACGCATTTAAGCCGCTTTGAGACCGGCTGTGCCAATCTACACGTTGCTACCAGGTGGAGCCGTAAAGACCCTATAGGGCGAATCTTAGAGGACAAAGCAGGGGTTTATGTTGAGGATTATGTCGAGCAGTATGATGATTGGTATGTTATCACGATACCAGCTCTAATCAACGGGGAAAGCTTCTGCGAGGAAATCAAGACAACTGAGGAATACCTGGAAATCAAAAAGATTACTGACGATTTTATATGGGAAGCAGAATATATGCAGCATCCCATTGAAGCAAAAGGTCTGTTATACCCGGTTGAGCAGTTGAACCGATTTACAATAGCCGATTTAAGTACAAAAAAACCCGATGGTATAGTGGGTTTCACGGATACAGCCGACAAGGGGAGTGATTACCTCTGCTCTCTGATAGGTAAAAGGTTTGGCGATTATACCTACATAACGAATGCAATATACACTCAGGACGGGGTAGAAATCACCGAGCCGCTAGTGTCCCAGATGATCATAGACACAAAGGCTGATGTTATGACGATTGAAGCTAATAACGGCGGCAGCAGTTACGCAAGGAACGTTCGTAAACTTGTAAGGCCGAAGTGGAAATGTTCAATCGCTGATGAGCACCAGACTACCAATAAGGAAACCCGGATATTAATGAACGCCGGTTATGTCAAAGAGTATTTCTATTTCAGGTCAGACTATGAGCCCGGCAGCGATTACGATAAATACATGAGGGCTCTAACCTCTTATGTGAAATTAGGCAGGAATAAAAATGACGATTCCCCGGATTGTACAACCGGCCTGGCGGAAAAAATGAAGTATAGGACGTTTGGACAGCCACAACCAAAAAACCGGGATGATTTCGCGGACAGGGAGCCTAAACCCGAGTCAATTGCCGGAACTAAAATAGACAAATCATATATGAATTACGGGAGTTGAGAAAATGACATATTTAATCATCGGCATGATACTGGGACTGTGGCTTTTTGTTGCGACGATAACGGCGTACACCCTTGGATTGAGACACGGGAAGATGCTGGTTAATGGTGTAGTGCCACAAATTAACCTAAACCCCGTTAAGGCCGTATTAAATGCACAACAGGCCATACAAACGAAAAGGGACGATGAAAAGCAAAAGAAAACAGATGATTTAATATCACAGGGACTGGCCAATATTCTCGCCTATGATGGCACACCTCAAAAAGAGGCAACGGAGGAAGGTGAGTAAACGATGAAGGTAAAAGACTATACCCAAGAGTGGCAGGAATATCAGTCCGGTATTGACTACAATAACCAACTCAGACCTAATTTATATACCACGGTAGATAAAAACGAAAGATTTTATTCAGACGATCAATGGTTTGGAGTAGTCAGCAACGGTTTACCTACGCCCCAGTTCAATATCATAAAAAGGGTAATAAACTATTTTATCGCGGCTATCATGAGTCAGGCAATAACAATGCAATTTTCCGTTGACCTTGTTGATGATGACACAGAAGACGAAAAAGAAGTGGAACTAAAAGAAACAGCTTCAAAGATGACTAGTTATAGTAAAACGCTTTGGGAACGTCTGAAAATGAATACATTTCTTCGCAAATGTTTACTCGACGCAGCCTTAACCTGTGATGCTTGCGCTTATGTATTCTTTAATTCTGAAATTGAAACCGGCCAGGAAGTCAAAGGCGATATCGACATCGAACGAGTTGACAACGTAAACGTGTTTTTTGGCAATCCAAACGACCAAAGGGTACAGACACAACCTTACATAATCTTGGCTCTCCGTGAGTTAACCAAAAAGTTAAAGGCTGAAGCTAAAAAGAATAAAGTGCCGGAAGATGAAATTGACCTAATCGTTTCTGATACTGACAAAGAACATCAATCAGGCGACAGGGGAAAGGTCGAAATAGACAATGCCCAGAATGACAACGGCAAGACGATGTGCCTGGTTAAGTTGTGGAGGAACGACAACGGTACAATCACATGGAATAAATCAACAAAATATGCTGCCATCAGAAAAGAAGTAACCACCAAGTCAACTCGTTACCCCGTGGCCTTTATGAATTGGGATGAACGTAAAAATTCCTACCATGGACAAGCAGTATGTACGGGGATCATACCAAACCAAATCTTCATCAACAAGGCTTTTGCTATGGTAGAGTTAAACTTGATGCTAACAGCTTTCCCCAAACTTGTAATTGATGATAACGCTATTGTTGATAGCCCCACTAATACTATTGGTGAAATTATTAAGGTTAATGGTAGTGTTAATGCAGCGGCCAAATACCTTAACGCCGGTGAACAATCCGCACAAATATTGAAAATAATTGACATGGCAATTCAGTACACCAAAGAGTTGCTAGGTATTTCCGATGTTGTCCTGGGTCAGAATCAACCTGACAATACTTCCGCCATAATCGCCACACTACAACAGGCAGCAATCCCGTTAGAATCAATAAAGGCCAACCTATACCAATTTGTAGAAGACATCGGATATATTTGGCTTGACATGATTAGTGCAAACTACGAGGTATCGAGAAAAGTTACTATTGAAGAAGATGGCAAGCAAAAGGTAATTGAAATTGATAACAGCAGACTAAAAGATGGTAATTTAAAGTTAAAGATTGATGTCGGTCCTTCTAGTTTCTGGTCGGAGTTGACTTCTATCCAGACACTAGACAACCTACTGAAAGAGGATAGGATAAACTTCCTGCAATATCTCAAGAGGCTGCCTGAAGGGTTTATTGTGGACAAAAAGGGGTTAATCAAAGAAGAAGAAGAAAAGCTTCAACAGGTTCAAGCCCCTGCGCAACCGCCACAACAACCACCGCAGGGAGGGCAGTTGCCGCCACAGTTGCCGCCACAGTTGCCGCCACAGTTGCCTCCACAAGGTGGACAACCACAACCTCCCACTGAAGAAGAAATGATGGCTTTTTTAGCACAACTCCCGCCTCAAATACAAGAGGCAATTAACAAGATGGACCCAGATCAATTACAACCAATGATACAGGAAATGATGGCCATGGATCCAAAAGATTTACAAGCCCAGATTGACCTAATTATGCAATCAACAACACAGTAAACACCTCAGCCGGCGGAAAGGTGGTGAAACAAATGCCTAAAAAATCAGCAAAAGGCGGTAAATCTAGCGGAAACATGATGCCAAAAGGCAAAATACCCATGGGTATGCACAAAATGTCTGGCGGGATGCCGATGAAAGATTTTGACATGACGGGGAAAACCCCAAATAAAAGTTCAAAGAAAAAAGGCAAATAAGCCAACACCGCACTCTAACGAGTGCTTTTTGATGCTCTTTTACTCGTTTTCAGCTAGGAAAACAAGAATAAATTTCGGGCGTTGATAATCATGCGTCGCCGGCATGAAAGGGGTTAATTGTAATGACTGATGGAATGGTAAGTTCGGGCGTTGAAGGGTCTGTCGCCGCCGGACAGACAAGCGAAGGAACTCAAGGGGGTCAGGGAGTTCAGACAACACAGGAATCAACAGCACAAGTAATTCAATCCCAGGGGACCCAAGGGGATCAACAAGCTCAGGAAGATACGGGCGTAGAACAACAACCCGCCGCCGTGGTGAATGAGGCTGTTGAGAAGGCTTTTGCCGCAAGACTGAAAGAGGCCACCGAAAAGGTTAAACAGGAAGCCGTACAAGAGGCCAGAGATACCCTGCTAAGAACTAGTCCTGTATTAAGTTATGTAGAGCAATTAGCGAAAGATAACGGAATGACTGCTGAGGATTTTATTGAGTGGGATAAGCAACAAAAAGAACAGATGGCAATTGACGAAATTGCCCGAACTCAAGAAATTCCTGCCGAGGTGGCACAAGAGTTAGTTGAAGCACGAAAAATTAAAGCACAAGCTCAAGCTACTCAACAAGCCCAGCAAGTTAATTCAAGGATCGAAGCAGAAGGCATAGCATTTATTAAGGCTTTCCCTGGGGTGGAGGCTAAAGATATTCCAAAAAACGTTTGGGATGAAGTCTATAAAGGGAAAAGTCTTGTAGGTGAATATGCCCAACATGAATTGCAGCTACTAAGACAAAAAATACAGGCAGGACAAGTAAATCAAGATACTGCCAATGCTTCACCTGGGAGTATTACAGGGAATGGCCCCGTTGCAAATGTGGCACTTACCGAAGAATCAATTGCAAACATGACAGACAACGAGAGAATAGCCAGGTGGCCGGAGATTAAAAAAGCATTAGGAATGAAATAAAAGGAGTTGATTTTTAATGGCAATTGTAACCACAATACCAAAGTTAATTAGCACAAAGTTGTTAATGACATTACGTAATGACCTTATTGCAAAGAAGATTTGCACAATTGACACCGGTTCACAGATTAAAAAACAAGGGGATACAGTAACCTTCCCTGGGTTGGCAAGTCCGACAATCTCAGCATATTCCGGAACCATAACTCCAGAAACCCTGAAAGACGCTGGGGTAACGCTGCTGATAGACCAAGCTAACTACTACTCTTTCTATGTAGATGATATTGAAGCTTTTCAGTCCGTTCTCGACGTAAAAGGCACTAGTGTAGAGGAAGCATCTTATGGGTTACTGAATGCAGCTGATGCGTACATTTTTGGACTTCACGCCGGGGCCGGTACGACTATTACCGCTACGGTCAGCGAAACAATCGCTTTTTCCACTACTAGTACGGTTATCAGACAGCTTGAGCAGAACAATGTAAAGCCGGGTCAACGTTGGATGGTTATCCCGCCCTGGTATAAGGAGAAGTTGACATTGGCAGGTCTTAAATTTTCAATTCTCGAAGGCGTTGCTGGTACGAAGAGCGGAGTTTCGTGGGTTAACCACTTAGACTGTGACTTTTTTGTGTCCAATAACCTTGTCACCACAGGCGCAGAAGGTTCATACGTTACCCAGTGTTTAGCCGGGTCCTACAACTCAATCGTGTACGCAGAACAAATTCTAAAATCCAGGTATCTTCCAGAAGTAGCAGCTTCCTTTGCAGGACAATGCGATGGGTTGCATGTTTTTGGCGCCCGTGTTCTTAAGCCGAAAGAGCTCGTGAGAATTGCTGCCACACAGGCTGCCGCATCTACCACTATTTAAATTAAGGAGAGTGAATTAAAAATGAGTGTAACAATTACCAAATCTACAATAGCAGCCTTTAACACAATTACAACGATTACCAAAAATGCAGCTACCGCCGATGTTGATAACACGGCAGAAGTATTTACCGTTACCCCTACTGTATCAGGGACTAAAGCTGTACTTATAATCGGTGGTACAGGATCCGCCGCAGACGGAAATATGACATATTCTATCGCCGCAGGTGATTTTTGGGCAGGTAAAGCCGTTACCGGAACGGTAGTTAAAAACACCGAAAAAATGATTGAACTTGAAACGGGCAATGTCTTACAAGATGATGGCACAATTGCCATTACCCTGACCCCTGCCGCAACCGATAAACTCTTAACCGACCATGCGGCATATATGAAATTCATCGAACTGCTGTAATCGGAGGTGTGATAAATGGTTGTAAACGAAGCTGAACACACCATATATGGAACCACAGCCGAACGTTTAGCCGATACGACGTTAGTGACCGCAGTATCCCAAAAGTGGTTTGACACTGACCAAAACGTACTGTATCGGTCAGACGGGACGTATTGGCGGCTTCCCGGAGAAGGAAGCAGAACACCCGAAATAAGATAAGGGAGATGATTAAATGCTTAACGAAATAAGAGTCGGGGCGATAACAGGTTCAAACGGCACTGTTAACCCCGCAAGGGGCACTAAAAACGGCGCGACAGCAACCGCAAACGTACAGGACAAGTATTACGAGCAAGTCGTTGGGGGCAACGTATTCAGCCTTGTGTTGGCTGCATGGACCACTACGGTTAACGCAGGGAACATCAACAGCGCAGCCGCGGCAGCTGTAACTCAGTTCGCATTGTGGAATCCTGCAAACTCAGGCAAAAACCTGTCTTTGCTGAAGTTTGGCGTATGGCCCATTTCCGGTACTGCACCGGTAGCGGGTGTGTTCCACAGTAAAGGTACTGCGCCAACCGTAGCAAGCGCAGCAGTTACACCCGTGGCGAACAACCTGGCAGGAGCAGCGGTCACTTCTGTAGCCGGCTACATGGCAAGTGCAGCAGGGGCGGCTTTAACCGGCGGCGGAGCATTGACCCTGATTAGGGCGGCAGACCTGTTTATTACCGCAGGTACAGTAGCTAACTTGCAGGGCGGGAGATCTATTGAAAACATCGACGGGGATATTGTTATCCCTCCGGGCATGATGTGGGTTCCCACTTGGGTAGCGGCAGGGACTACCTTCTTGGGTGGTTATTCTATCACATGGGAAGAAGTCGCCGTATAGGTGATTATGGGGGTGGGGGCTTAGGCCCCCTGTTTCCCCGTAGAAGGAGGACGTTATGTATAAGTTTTTCGGAGAACCGTTAAAGGAGATAAAGAGTAAGAAAACAGGGAAAATAATGTTTACGTTCGACACAAAGGGCGAGTTCGTTACCGATGATCCGGAAATCATTAATCGCGCAAAAGGATTTTTTGACCACTTGGAATTAAAGGCCGAACCTGTAGGCATCAAGGTAGATAAGACCCATGTTATGCCTGCCATAACAATAACCACAAAAGACCAGGAAGATCCTAACACGGAAAACAAGAAACATTGTAAGAAATGTGACTTTACATGTGACAAGCACGGCGAATTGCTTCAGCACTACAAAGAACATCATCCAAAGGGGGTTGAATAATGAGAATCAGAAATGTCGTAAGCAACGCCGTTACTCTTGACTCTACTGATAAGATGGTGAAATGTAACTGTATCAACAATGCTATAGCTGTAACTCTATTAGCCACTGCAAGCGGCAGCGAGGTTACTATAAAAAAGACAGATTCAAGTGCTAATGCAGTAACCATCTATCCTAATGGTTCAGAAACTATAGACGGTGCAGCAAGTGTAACATTAACCGCTTTAAATGATAAAAAGATTTTGCAACCTGTAGACGGTGGATGGACGGTTGTTGATAATAACGATGATGCAGGGGCGGCTCTTGTTACTTTAACTGACACACAAACATTAACCAATAAAACACTTACAACCCCTGTAATATCAACATTCTACAAAGATGCAGGAAAAACCAAATTAATGACTGTCCCTGATGTGGCAAGTGACACGCTTGTAACTTTAGGAGCAACACAGACTTTAACAGGCAAAACACTTACTGCTCCCAAGATAAATGAAGATGTTGCCTTAACTTCTACTGCAACAGAATTAAACGAAGCCGGGAGCAAGGCTGCGAGCGCATCCAGGCTGTACAATCTTGGTGCTCCTGTTGTTGCCGATGTAGACAGAATTGTTACTGTTACTGATATGAAAGTAGGAACTTATACTATTGCTGCACAACCTGATATTCCAAGAAATATTACCGTTTCGGTCACAGCAGATGGCACCGCAGATACAATGGGAACTATTACAGTGGCAGGTACAAATTACGCTGATGCTGTTATTTCTGAGGTTATTACTCCTGTTGTTGGTTCAACTGTCGCAGGTGTGAAATCCTTTAAAACTGTAACTGCTATAACTGGTGCAGGGTGGGTCATAGATGCTGGAGGTGTTCCTGCCGCTGACGATATTACCATAGGCGTAGGCACAGAATTAGGTTTATCTCTTTCTCTTGATGTTGCTACCGAAATGGTTTTCGGTATTCTTGGTACGACCATAACAGCACATAACGCAACTGTAGCCACTCCTGCAACTATTGAAGGTACTACCATTGATATGTCGGCAGGGACATATGACGGTTCTAAAGCGGCATTAATATTTGTCGTAGATTAAATAGGGTGGTGATCATATGTCTTTTACGGCACAAGTTTTAGCTGAACAGGCACAGTTGAGGATTGATGATACTATTATTTCTACTGTTCCTACAACTGATGAAACTAGTTTTATCCTGAACTGTCTTAATGATTTTCAGGACGAAATAGTTGAAAAAATGCCGCTTGTTAAGACTTCTACTAATATAACGGCAGTAGCAGACACATGGACAAACTTACCTACGGATTTTATCCGGATTTATAAATACAAAGAAGATGGCCAAGAACACACTTACATCACCTTGGCCGCGGTCGAATACACGGGCAGTTATAATATTCGTACATTTGGAAGCACACCTCAAATTAAATTCCCGGCAGCCGGCACCTATACCGTAATGTATGAGTATGTTCCCACGCGATTAATTGCATTGACGGGGGCCACGGGCACTTTAGCTTTGCATGATTATATCGGCATCGTAGCAGTTGATTATCTCGCGTGGCAGAGGATAAAGACAATCAACGCTACCGCAGAGGGCGTAGATTATATCCCAAGTGAAAGAACACTTGAACAAACTTATAAAAACAACAAGGCTAATAAATTAAGAAAATTATTGAAACCCAACAATCAACCTGAAACTATTGTTGATGCCTATGGGGGGTTTTAGAAATGATTCCATGGACTGTGGATAGATTTGAGGGCGGGATGAATAACAAGGTAGGTGGGAAATTAGCCGCTAATCAGTGTGTAGAGGTACAGAATTTCATTTGTACTGTTATTGATAGAATAGACAAGCGTCCAGGGCAAGCAAAATTAAATTCTGTAGCTTTAGGCGGGGCTCTTCAGGGACTTTATGGATTTTATTATGGGGCCACCCCAACACGAAAATTAATGGCGGCGGCTAATGGTTCTGTATACTATTGGGATTCTACTGCATTTAGTGCTGCAATTAAAACAGGGCTAAATGCAACAGCACCAATAGATTTTGTTACATTTAACGATGTTTTAATTAGCATGAATAGCCTACAGGCTCCCTGGAAATATGACGGAACGACTGTAAGTGCCTTGGCTAATGCTCCTGCCACTGGTAAATGTCCAATTATTCACAAAGAACAACTGTTTTGTATTTCAGATAATAAAACAATTAAATGGACTAGTCCCTTTCTACCTGAAACTTGGCCTGCTATTAATATTTGGCAATTTGATGGTGGAGACGGAGACAAATTAATTTCTTTATGGTCAACAAGGCGTGGAATGTTAGCCTGTATGCAACGTAAAATTTTTACTCTTTTTGGTTCAAGTTACGATGATTTTAGAGTAGAAACATCTGAATACAATCATGGGCCAGCAGGTTTAAGGGCAGGAGTTGTCCGAGAACCTTTTTTTTATTATATCGACGAAGATGGAATAATGCAATTTGATGGTTTATCCTCTAATAATATGACTATTAACACAATCCCTGAAACCTGGGCAACCGTCAATAAAGCATATTTGAGTACTTCAGTTGCGGGATACAACCCAGCGTACAATCATTTGTGGTTCAACGTTCCTGTGGGTTCATCCACAACTCCGAACAAGACATTGGTATATGATTTGAATTTTGGTAGTTGGTGGTTGTTTGATGGGATTGTAGCTTCTTGCATGGCTCTATTTGACAATGGCACAGCTGTAAAATTATATAATGGTCACACGACCGATGGGTATGTGATAGAACAGAATTATGTTACTTACTCAGACTATGGTACAGCAATTACAGCTTATTATGTCGGGGCTAACTATGATGGTGGAGACACCGTTAAAGTGAAAACGTCCAGGAAAATATTTGCAATTGATGCTAATAGTCTTAATGACACTACTTTACAATATAGAACAGACTATGGATCCTATTCTTCGCCTGTTGCTGTATCTGATCTTAACAATGTCAGAAAATACAAATTCAATGCGAAATATAGAAAATTTCAACCAAAATTTACTCACAATACTCTTAATCAAGGGTGTTCTTTATCAGGATTTAAATTGTTACACAATAGGGGGCGTGACAAATAATGGCATACAAACCTATTGTCTTAGATAGACGGTACACAGGCAAAGAGGATAACCATGATTTAGCTTTAAAAGTAAATGATAATATCGGTGAAGTGGAGTTTTATCTTAATCAAATACAAAAATACGAAAACGTCACCGGTATGCCGCTAAATGTCATAGTCAATGATAATAATGCCTCATGGACAACTGCTTTTAACGGCACTATTAATTATCGTAGTGCAGGCGCACCGACAAACAACCCTACCCCTAGTGGAATAACAGTAACAACGAATACCAACGCTACTATAAACATCAAATTGGATTGGGCGGCTTACACACAAGGTGCTAAACAAGCAGACTTGCTAATGCTATTCTGGAAAAAGGGTGACGGTGCACCGACAGTAAATGATTCTACTGTATCCTTCAATGTAAATACTGCCTCTGCATCATACTACATTCTTGAGGGCGTGAACCCTGCTGATACTTATTCATTCGGTTTAGCATCTGCCAGAAGGACAGAGAACGGTATTGAAATAGGTACAATCCAGAGCCCTACTACTGCCCCTGATTGGCAAGGAGTAACCAGTGGTACACCTAACTATACGGGGAACATCAATGGCACCACGGCGGCAACCGTGACTACTGTAGCGACCAACTTCAATGGTAGGAATGACCGTCTCGCAACTGTTCCCGCTAATCCGACTATTCTTGCTGATGGTACAGCCGTAGACCATACGATAAACACGGATGGCTCATGTGATATTTCCCTTGAATGGGGATTTACCGGGACGGGTGATGCTTACAATATAGATGGGTTTTTCGTCTACATGAGGGCTTCAACCTCTGCCACTGCGTATACTTTTGGCACGACACCAGCAGAAGAAACTATTTATTATATGTCCTATGAAAAGAGGGCAATTATTATATCTAGCGTTGCCGCAGATAAATATTATACCCTTGGCGTTCAGGCTTACAGACATGTCGACCAAGACATTAACGCTACAGGGATATTAAAATCAAGCATAATTCAACCTTCTTTAGCGGCAGAGAATCCATATAGACCTTCTGCAAACGTAGCCTTTGCCGGTGATATAACAAACACAATCAATGGTATGCCTGTCGCTACCGTAACCTCCACCACTGATTTAGTAAATAATGTCGTAGCAAACGAACGTCTCGGTGCCCAAGTAGTAGGTTTTAAAGCCGGTAGCGTGCGTTATAAGATTGACGGAACACAAGTGCTTTCTAATCTACCACGATATGAGACGGGCAGATTCGGACAAGCGGTGATGATGGAGGAAGGTTCGCAAAATACTCTTTTGTATAGCGATCAGTTTGACAATGCGGCTTGGTTGCAAGGCAACACTCCTGTTATAACACCAAATTCTACTGTTGCACCTGATGGCACTACAACTGCTGATACTATTCAGGATGATAATGCTGCCGCTTATGAAAGTGTTTATCAATCCAGTACATGTGCTAATTCAGAGACATGGACAGGCTCTGTCTATATTAAAAAAGATACCAACACGACCCGTTACCCGGAAATACAGTTAGATTTTTTGGGGGGTACAACTAACATATTTAACCCCGTACAAATAAATACGCAAACAGGTGCTACTATAATCCGGGCTGGTTTTGGCACACCTATCGTCGAAGTAAAATCAGTTGGGGATTACTGGCGGTTATGTATAACCGGGACTAATAATGCAACGGGAAATAATATTGTGAGACTTTATATTTACCCAGCGATTACTACAACATGGGGAAGTGCAGAAGTAGCTGCCACAGGTTCCTGTATAGTTTGGAGAGCACAACTGGAAAAGAAAGCATATGCGACTAGTGGTATTCAAACTACATCTGCCGCAGTTACAAGAGTAGCTGAAACAATGGTTGTCCCGGTATCGGGGAATTTCGCAAAAAATAATTGGACAGTAGAAATCACTTATAACCCTTCTATAGTAGGAATGACTAGATATTTATGGTACTGCTATATAGACGCTAGTAACTGGTACAGAATTATAGCTACATCAGCAGGGCAATTCCAAATATCTGTTTGTTCCGGTGGAACTGAGGTAGGTTTTACAACCGCATTAAACCCTATCATTACAGTTGGCACTAACTACTCAATAATGTTTGCTGGAAACGGTAGTGTGATTCGTGCTTGTGTCAATGGCGTACAGATAGGCGCAGACACGGCCTATACTGAGCCTGCCGGTACTTTACCGACATTCATGTATTTAGGCTCTGACCAAGCAGGAACAGGCCAAGCCAACGGCCTCATGGACGACACAAGATTCAGCTCTACGGCTAGGACTGCGGCAAGCCATGCTACCGCATACGCCGCTGGTGTACCTTTGGTGGTGGATGAATATACCTCGTTGAAGCAGGACTTTGATGGTACTTTAAGGCAGACAACGAGAAATCATGTTTCTAGACCAACAGGTTCATTTATGATTGCCGACAATGATACTACTCAGGATAAATCCAGAGCGACACATATTATTCCTAGTGGTTGGACTAGTGCGCAGATAGTATTCAATCAGGCAATTTCTGAATTGCCAACAACAGGTGGGTCTATAAATGGGATGGATGGAATTCCAATTGTAGACAACAGTATTATATTGCCGTCTAATGTAACCATGGATTTAGGAACAATGACTCTAAAAGTTAAAGATGGTATCGCTAGTTCGCTATCTGTAATAACAAATTCAGACATAACAAATGGAAACATAAATATAAAAATTAAAAATGGGATATTGGACGGAAACAAAACGAATAAAATTTCTGGCACACAAACGGGAATATACCTTGTCAGAACAACAAATTATGAAATACAAGGAGTTACGCCTAAAAACTTTAGTGGTGACGGCATACTAGTATATACCTATTGTGCAGATGCTACAATTACAAGAAACATCTGCACAAATAATGATGTGGGTGGAATAAGGATGCAAAATCTTTGTCGCGGAAACAAAATAACCGAAAACATCTGTACTTATAATGGTGGCTACGGGATAAGTGGATATACTAATTGTTACAGTAATACTATTTCTGGAAATACCTGTAACAATAATACAGCGGAAGGAATATTGTTAGTGTCTTATTCAGACAAAAACGCAGTTAATAACAACATATGTCAAAACAATTTAACGTATGGTATATATTCTAGTATTTCTAGCCACAATAATATAACTGGAAATAGTTGTATAAGCAACCTAAAGGACGGTATTCTTTTATATGACCAAAGTCATGACAATAATGTTATTGGAAATATCGTTAACGAAAACAGTCAATTAACTGATGCGGTTTACAGTAATATAACTATAGACACGAATTGCGACAGAAATAGTATTCAAAGCAATATTTGCCGCCGAGGGTCAGGTGTTAAACAACCTGCATATGGAATAAAAATTGCAAATAGTACATGTGATACCAACGTAATCACGAACAATGATTTAATTACGGGCGGTAAGACTGCAAGTTTGTTAGATGCCGGAACAGGAACGGTAACTGCCGCAGGGAACAGAATTTAATTGTTGTAAGAGCAAAATAATGGTATAATAAGGTAAGGAGTTGATTTATATGTTTAAAAAAATCCTTGCCTTAACTCTGTGTCTATTCCTATTCGCATTACCCGTTTCTGCCGAAGTGCAAACACAAGAAATAGATGATGTACCTCAACATTTAAAAAATGAATGGAATACAGTAAAGCCTCCGCAAACCAATATCTCTATGCAAAATGTTCTTGATGAAGTTTATTCACTTGAAGAAAAACTCCCCATTGTAAAAGAACTTGATTGTAATATTTATCTTGTTAAAAAGTCTTATTATAGTGTCATATGGGGAACAGACCTTTTCGGCACCGTCGAAAATAATAATATTTATATTTTTTCTTCCAAGTATATAAATGAAAATGGAAATTTAGAACATAGCGTAGCACATGAAATTGGTCATGCAATTAAGGAAAAATATTTAGATTATGAAAGTATTCTTGAATATGAAATGTTCCGAGATGACCAAAAGGAACATAAAGCGGCATATGATGCTATTCAAGAATTGTATGCGGAAGATTTTCGGATACTTTTTGGTTCAGATACTGCCAGAACACCACAGTATAGACCAACATATGATTTACCTGGAGATAAAGAAAAATATTGGATAATTAATAAAATATTTGAAAAAATAACATGGCAAGAACGCTTAGAATTTTATAAAATTTATCCTTACTTAGCAAAAGCAGAAATCACCAGAGCAAAACAAATCGAAGCACAAAAAACGGCTAATGGTGATTATACCGGAGCGAAGGCGGCTCATGTATGGGCAAACCAAATCAGGGAAGTAATAGGAGATGGTTAGATGTACATAAGCGTAAATGATGGGCGTACAATATTTGCCACACACCTTATGAAGTGCGACCCTTCGGGATACAGAGACAGGCTCCCTTTTCAATGCGAAAAAGAAGGCATAATCCTCTGCCCACACGACAACCTGGCAGCAGCAGAGGATATTCTGAAACAACTTAATATTCCCTATACGGTAGAAGTATTGACTCACGATCCCCTACATATCCAAAAGACAAAGGGAGTTAAATATGCTAGCCGGACAGAATGTATTAATCATTGCTTACATGATGCCGAGCCGGAATCTCAGATAGTCCCAAACCTGAAAAAGAGATTAGTTGAAAAAGATTTGGAGATTGCAGGATTAAAACAGAAATATGTAGTTTTTGAAGGTAGGATGAAAAAGCTGGAACAAAAACAAACACCCGTATAGGGTGTTTTTTAATTTAGCAAAGGAGGTCTATAACATGGCTAACACAATTGATACACCGCAATGGGTAAAAGATGCTTACGGAGGATCTGGTGGAATAACTGCTGGAAATCCTGTTTCTGGCGGGGGAAGTCCTTCATCCAGTGGAAGTTCAGGATATTCAGGAGGTTCTAGCAGTGGTGGAGGAAGTTCAGGAGGTTCAGGTGGACAAACTTACACTACGATGCCAGTGGTGCCAGAATGGCAAAAAACTTTGGATAGATTGAAAAACGACCCTGTAGCATTAAGAGCGGAAATAGATAGAACTGCTGGTGTTTTAGCCACTAAACCAACTGCGGAAGCAGGAGATTGGATGAGTAGGTTAAGTGGTATAGCGAGACAAGTAAACCAATCTGGCCCGTCTATCGCCAATTACGGAGGGGCACCAGGTCCAACAGGTAATCTATATACAACAATGCCAATTAATCAATTTAATCCAATTCAACAAAATCAACCTGCTCAACAAAATCAACAGAATCAACAAAATCAATCCGGATACGCATTTCAACAATTTTTGGCAGATTTAATGGCAAAAATGCCTACTTATACTCCACCTACTGAAACAGAATTATTTAATCAAGCTAGAAATTCCATTGATTTACAGTTAAGTCCTACTTTATCGGCAATTAAAAATAAACTAGCAAGGGCAGGAACAACCTATGAGAATCAGAAATTAGCAACTGAAGCTGCATATTCTGGTACACAGCAACAAACTCAAGCAAGGTTAGATGAAATTCGCAGAGCTTCATTAAATAACGCTATATCGAGAAATATGGGCAGAACAGGGTTGGTTGAATATAATACGGCTCAAATGTCTGCACCGATTTTAGCAGAAGAACAAAGAATTAACAACGAGAAATCTGCAAAATTAATTGGCTATTCAAATGACCTTGCCAATATTCAAAATGAATTAAACTCATTTCTTGCAGATACTGAAGGTAGTAGAGGCAAAATGGAGCAAGAGTATATTGATAAATTGAAAGAGACAATTAAACAGTTAACTCTTCAGCAAAATCAATTTACATGGGGGCAAGGTGTAGATATGGCAAAACTAGGAATTGGATATCAGGATAGTTTAAATAATCAGACAGATAAATACTTATACGGTTAGGAGGAAAAACAAATGGACGATAATTTAGCTCAAATTTTAGCGAAACTTGGTGAAGGACAATACAATCCTCAATATATACAGCCTGAACAACAAGTGCAAAATATTGTGAATAGTCAAAGACAACAAAGAGTACGGCCATATAATCAAGCAATTCAATCTGTTGGGCAAGGATATGCTCAGATGGCTCCTAATAAACAGACTGAATTAAATGCCAGAGCTAATCAGATTAGAGCAGCATATATTGCTGAAGGTGGAAATCCGATGGACCTGCCTAAGGAGCATTGGGGTAGTGATCCTAGCAAGGGATTTCAGATAGACGAAGGACAATTCCACACTCCTATGCCAAATATGAATCAAAATTTAAGTTATGGGCAAAAAGAGAAACTTGCTGCTATTACAGATATGTATGAAAACAAACCTACTTTAAAAGGTCAATTAATACAATCACAGATAGCCAAAAATAACACAGGTGGTTCAGACATGGCCGAATGGTTAGCAAAACTAGGAATTACGCAGGGAATATCTAACCAAGAGACTAACATTAAAAGCAAGCAAACCGCATCAAAAGCGGCAGTTGATTATATTAACGGATTAAGTGAAGAAAAAGACAAATTTGGAGAGATAACAAAGGATGGATTAAATAAGAATGACCAAAGGATGCTAAATACTGAGATAAATGATATGATAAACGACCCAAACTTTAGCGGACAAACTATAACAGATATGACTCCCGGAATAATGAAAGAACATCCCAAACTAGGCCCTGTTATAATTAACGCATTAAGAGTCGCAGAATCACAGTTAATAAACTTGGGAAAGTAAATGCCCCTGCATCCCGTTCTATGGGCAACACAAGGGTATCCGGTGCCGTTGGCTCATGGATTGACCAGGCATTAAAAAATAAAGGTGTAGGGGCTGAACATAAGCCGTATATAGCATGGATTATAGATAAAGAATCAAGTGGGAATCCGACAGCACAAAACCCCAAGTCTACTGCCTATGGCCTCCTGCAATTTCTTGACAAAACCTGGGGTAATTATGGATATCAAAAAACTTCAGACCCAGTAAAACAAGTTGAGGCCGGTATTGACTACATGTTTAAACGTTATGGTTCGCCTCAAAAGGCATTTGAGTTTTGGCAGAAAAAAGGTTGGTATTAAAAGGGGATGGTATAGTGGGAAGATATGTTGATAAATATTTGAAATTATCCAAGGAAATAGAATCAAGACCAGATGCAAAAAAAACAGAAGGTAGTTATGTTGACAAATATTTGAAACTATCTAAAGAGATAGCAGAAACCCCTAAAAAACTTATCAAACCTACAACAGTTGCAACCAAACAAATTACAACGCCGTCCAAACAGCCTGAAAAACTCGGATTGGTCGATAAAATCTTAGACTTTGGCATGAGAACCGGCGCAGGGTTACGGGCTGGTGTTGCTGAGGACCAAAAACTAAGAGCGAATAAAAACCTAAGTTTCTTGAAATCCCTAACTGATTGGAGTTCATTTAAAGAAGGATATGCACATCCCGAAACGGCCCCTACAGGTGAAGACATTCTGGCTGGTTACGGCATAGGGGAAGGTCCTAAATTACCCGTAGTAGGCACACCCAGAGATATAGCAGGTGCTATGTTACAAGGCACGTCCGACCCGGTTAATGCGGCTTTAAGTGTACTTGCCGGGGGCATTGTAGGTAAAGCGTTGCCTGTCGGAACCAGTGCCTTGGGACGTATCGCTAGGGGTGGTGCTATAGGCGCAACAGAAGGTGGTACGTCCGCAGGAATGGAAGCCAGAGCACTTAAACAACCCGTTCTGCCTGCCGCATTAGGAGGTATGTTAGGCGGTGGGGTATTAGGTGGCGGTGGTTCTGCTATAGGCGAAGGCATAGGCAAATTGAGAAAACCAAGACCTACATTAGAAGTTGTAAAACCTGAATTGCCATATGTTCAAACCAGCACAAAACCAGAAGGCTTGTTAAAATCCGAAACACAAGGCAAATTGCTTCAAAGGAAACCTGCCGAAGTGGTGAAAGAACCGTGGCAGATGACAAAAAATGATTATAATAATATAATTACAAAAGATGATATATTTATCAGAACGGTACGCACTCCTGAAAAAGATATAAAAGGAAGAGTTAGCACCCCTGGAGGGAACACCGGTATCGAAACAGGATTGCCTACTTTCCACACTGGAGTAAGTGGAGTAAGTGGGAAAAACTCCAGTAGACTCTACGAATGGATGACTCATGAGGGATGGTCTAATGAAAATGTAGCAGTATATCGAGGAAAACCTACCAAAAATCAAGAAGTGGCGACTCGTGGAGAAGTTGAATTTAATCCTACCGAAATAATAAGCGTTGTCCCGTCTAAGATATTTGAAGAAACACAAGGAAATATACATAAGGCATTGGTCAAGCAAGCCCTCTCCGAAGGCAAGACTGTTCCTCCCGAAGTGCTAAAGGATTATCCTGATTTAAAACCAGAAGATTTATTAAGACCCGAAACACCAAAGGGTGGAACTCCTGCTACGTGGAGAAACCAAGGAGTAGACCAACCGGTAAACATTACGGGTGACTTAGGAATTGGTGTTGATGGTAGGCGGTATGTATCAATAGCAGAAAGTAACACCGGTATACCTTTAGATGAATTAGTTAAACCAGCCGCCAAAACACCGGAAGGCAAATTAAACCTAACACCCTCAGAAAAGCCCCTCCAGTTTATAGAAAATTCTGTTCTGAACTCTGAGGTAGCACCCGAAGAACTGAAACAAGGCTTTAGAGAGAATATGCCTACATATAAGCCAATTGCCAATCCGGAAACATGGGACAAAAATGCAACTTATTTTGAATCCAACCCGGAGCAGGTCAAGACCGATTGGATGGCCAAACCCATAGCTGACAGTGCAGATGATACCGCATTAGGACAGATACTAATAGTTGATGCGATTAAAAAAGGGAATATTGATGAAGCTTATACTCTTTCTGAGCAACTTGCCCGTAAACTAAAACAGGCCGGGCAGACAGTTCAAGCCGCTTCTATATTTAAAAGACTGTCTGCTGAAGGGATGTTAATGGAGGCCCAGAGGACGGTTGGAAAAGTTCGTACAGAGATTGGCAAAACTAATCCTAAGTTGATGGGGGAGTTAGAGACTAAAACCAAACAGGTCAAAGATACTTTGGACCAAATCAACAAGGAAGCGATTGAAAAGGTTGCCAAAGAAGTAGAGGGAATGGCGAAGAAGGTCAGAAAACCAATTTCTCCCGAAAACCAATTAGCCTCTAAGGTTATTTCATCGGTTAAACTCAAAAGCAGGGAACCTGATCCGGTTAAGGATATGGTGAATACTCTGTTTAAGGTGGCTCAAGAATCACCGTTGCCGGAACGTCCTAAGTCCAATAATGCTCTTAACTTTATTTCCGAAGCAATCAAAGACAGGGCAAAATACAGGGAAGTGTGGAAAAAGGCCAAGGAAATTGTTGATAAGAAATATGCCGGTAACCCCGAAGCATTGGACGCTCTCGAAGCCTACTTTAACAAACCTATTAATAGGACATTCCCCGAGAAGTATTTGAACAAAGAGGTAGGGCAACAACTAAAGAAATCGGGGGCAAATCTTGCCGATATTGTAAGGCAGCACTACTCTGTTAATAGTAAGCTAAGAACCCAATTGGTCGATAAGTTAGTTAAGGAAGCGGGTTTAAGCGGCAAAGAAGCGGAGATTCTTGAAAAGTATATTCGCAATAGGATGAAAGACCTGACAAAAGCGAAAAAAGAACAAGTATTAAGACAAATATTTAAGACCAGGACAGGAGTAAAAGCCACACCGAAAACCTTAATCGACAAGATAGTCGAACTCAGCAACCTGGGGGCTTTTGACCATACGGCATACAAAGACCTGGTAGGTGAAAGACTGGGCATACCCAATCTAACAAAGGGAGAAGCAGAGTTTATTGTAAACACTATGAACAAAGCTCTCTCTATGCCAAAAGGGTATTTGCAGAAAGTTGAAATATCTAAAGTTAATCAGTTAATTGCCAATAAAATTCCGGCCAGTATGGCAGAAAAATTTAAAGGTGTATCTAGATTCTTGATGTTATTAAACCCTACAACCTTACTTACCAGGAACCCTATCGGCAACTTAGTATTAGGCGCAGCAGAAAATATTAAAGATATTCCAAGTGCTTTAGCGGATATGGCTGTATCGAAATTTACCGGGCAAAGAAAAACGTTATTGTCGCCGGTCAGGAAGGTAGGTAAACAAATAAGTGGCGGGGCACAAGGGCTTGGTGAGTGGGGCAAAGACATCTGGTATGGAGTAGACACTAACCCCACCAGAGGACAGTTTGAGGCATCCCAGAGTAGGATATTTAAGAATAAAGTCCTCAACTTCCTCGACGTAATGACCAAAAAAGGTCTATATCTAGGTGACCGTCCATTCTATCAAGGTGCCTACAACAGTAGATTAGACGAATTGATGCAGATAGCCAAGACTGACAAGCCGACGCTAGAGATGATGGAGGAAGCAACCAATTATGCCTTAGACAGGACTTTCCAGGGTAAAAGTGTTACAGCAAAAGCTGCTAACAATATGCGTACAAGTATTAACCAGCTTGGGGAAGGAATGACAGGTCTGGGATCGGAGGAATTTGGTCTTGGGAATCTCGTAATGCCATTTACAGAAACTCCTGCAAACATATTTGAAAAAGCAATAGACTACAGCCCAATAGGGGTAAACAAGGTAATAGCCCAACTAATAAATATCAAGAAAGGAACATTCAACCAAAAAGCATTCACCGACGCGATAGGCCGCACCATCACAGGTACAGGCTTATTTTTATTAGGCATGAAATTGGCCAAAGAAGGTTTAGTTACTGGCAGACCTAATAAAGATGTAGATGTGGCGGCACTGGAAAAGGACATGGGCAAAAATCCGTATGCGTTTAAGGTAGGCGGCAAGTATTACACCTTTGATTGGATGCAACCTATTAGTATGCCGTTAGCCGTAGGGATTGACATGTATTTGGCCTATAAAAACGAAAAGGACGCTACCAGAGCAATCTTGACAGGTCTTGCCGGCGGCGTGAACACGTTGTTTAAGATGTCCTTTATGCAGGGCGTTAACCGGATGATGAGCGGGTATTCCCCCGCCGCTGGGATAGCGTCAGCCATGCTCGGATCAACAACCCAATTAACTCCGACAGTTGGGAAACAGGTGGCTCAGTTGGTTGACCCGACAGTGAGGGAAACCTACGACCCGAGTCTGTTAAAACAAACCGGGAATGTACTAAAATCCAGGATCCCATATTTGAGTAAAACCCTGCAGCCTAAAATTAGTTCGCTTGGTCAAGAAATCAAAGCCTTCCAGGGCGAAAACAGCATTTACAATGTAATGCTAAACCCAGGGCGTACAACAACCTATAACCCCAAACCTGTAGAAAAGATGATCCTGGATATTTATGAAAAGTCAGGCGAAAAGATTCAGTTCCCAAGGGTGGTTAAGGGAACCATCCAATATAAGAGCCAATCAATTAAACTGTCTCCGAAGCAATTGACCGAATACAAGAAATATGTGGGGTTACTTACTCTTGAAAGGTTTAGCAAATACGCTAACAATCCTACTTTTAGAAAGGATGATCCCGAGAAGCAGGCCAAAGTGCTCCAAGACACACTAACTGGAGTCCACGAAAAAGCTAGGGAAAAGTTTTTGAGGTCTTTGCTTGCGCCACCGAAAGTCCAAAGAAAGTAAATCGGAAGTGAGATGATGGCAGTGGTCGAAAATGATGTCCAAAGGCTGGAAAACGCACTAAATACGATGAAAGTAGAGATTATCGAAAAGATTTCAGGGATTGAGATTGACTTAGCAAAACACTATCTACCTAAGGCCGAATGTGAAAAATGCAAAACAGAACAATCTGCAAATAAGAAATTTAACATTTCCAACCTATTGGTAACTATCGGGATACTGGTATCGCTTGTCCTGGGCGTTATCAACCTGGTAGGTGGTTAAATTGGAATCACAAATAAGTACCTATTACTTGCAATGTTAAGAAAGGAGAAAAGTATGCAAATTATTGACCCCAAATTAGTCATAAGTGGCAAGGCTTACCCCAACAAACCAGACTATATAATTATCCACCACGCTTTAAAGAAGTCCTGTACTATCCAAGATATCCACCAATGGCACTTAGACCGGAAGATGAACGGTTGCGGGTACCATTTTTTTGTTGCAAAAGACGGCAAGATTTATAAAGGTCGAGACGAAGGGCGGTCCGGCGCCCACTGTAAAGAAAAAGGAATGAACGCCAAGTCAATAGGGATATGCGCAGAAGGGTGTTATGAAGATTACGAAAAACAGACAGACAAAATAATGCCGTTTTCTCAGTTTAATGCGCTACGGGAGTTAATTAAATACCTGCAATCAAAATACTCTATCCCTATTTCCAACATGTTGCCCCACAGATACTTTGCTACCTACAAAAAATGTCCTGGCAATTATTTCCCTTGGGACAGGCTGATTATGGCTTTAAAATATACTGACCCAAACGCAGTAACGATTATTGTCGGCGACAAACAATTCCCTGGCAAATTAATTGAAAACGTGACTTATGCACCGGTCCGGGCGGTGGCTGAAGCATTAGGTAAATCAGCGAGGTGGGTAGAAAATGAAAGAGCAGTTTACATTGAATAGCTGTGAAGGTTGCCCGTTCTACAATGACTGTCACGCCGACCCGCCCATGAGGATATGCGAGGACTACGATGGACGGAAATAACTGCCTAAACTGCGACCGGCGAGTAAGATGCTTATTGGAATTTGACAAGTGCCAAGGTAGGTTTTGGGAACCTGATAAACTGCAAAAATATAGAAGGAGGCGAAAATAATGGATAAAAAGCACATACCGTATATGTTGTTCATACTTACTATTGTTGCATTGGCTGGCGTGGCCTTTGTTCCTGCTTATGCAGATTACTTTAAAACCACAGCCGGCTTATTTATCGGTGCGTTTCTGGGTTTATTTGTAAAATCCCCTGTTGAATAGAACTCCCTCCCCTTTTACTTGCTAACAGAAGTACAATGGATAAACCATAATTGGTGATATCATGCGGAGTATCGACATTAATAAAGAGCGCTTTAATATGTCTGACGATTTAACTTGCTTATTAAAGAATACAGCAGAATTGTTTAAATAACTCATTCTCACTCCCCTTTATTGCCCCCTTAATTGGGGGCTTTTTATTTTTCTTGCGGTATGGTATAATATAAATGTTCTAAGCACTGGTTTCTCGACCGCGAGATAACTTCGGTCTGTACAAATGCTGGCGCCAACTAGCACGAATTGTTTTCTCCAATGGTGGAATTAGCAAAATTAAAAGAAGAAAGTTTTGACGAAGCGCGTCAAAACCCCCATGTGGGATAAGGTGGCGGCGTGGCGGTAAAAGGTTGGGGAATGTAAAAGACCACGAGAAGATACAAAACCAACTCACCTTATTCTTGAATTTTAGACCTCCTTCTCGGGGGTCTTTTTATTTTTACCCCTGGCCATCAATCAGCCATTTTTGCATAATAAGTTGGCTTAAACCGTTGATGTTGCTAGATTTTTTATTGGCCATGTGGTATAATAAACAAAGCAGGAACGAGGGGGCGGGATAGGTAGACGCTTATCAGTGAGCAACACTCTACGGTGTAAAAACCTTAGGAGCTGCAAGGTTGTATGCAGGGTGCAAATCCCTGTCCTTGTTCTAATGAACGCAACTCCCTTGACACGGGAGTTTTCTTTTTGCCCTAAAATGTCTTACATATGTCGGACATCGATATATTAATATGTTAATAGCAATAGCAAAGTTTTAAAAGGCAGCGCCACGAAATGCATGTCTCCGATTGCGAGGGTATTATTTCCTGCTGAGAGCGGGGTATTGCGAAGGTCAATATACTAATAATGGGGGTGACCTCAACACAGGGCAAAATAGAGGCCTTAGAATTGATTCGGTGATTTTGGGGTAAAATAATGGGTTTGTGGGGCTAAAAACCTTACCAAGATTCTTTAGAAAACACAATTTTGTGGTTTCTTCATACCGGTTCAGCGTATTTGCTACTGACTCGTAGAATTATCCGAGTCCTTAATCGTCCAACTGTTGGACAATTAAACTCCCCACCTCCACGTGTGCGAAAACGTTTTCGTGTCTTCGGGAAGCTCGTTTGTCCAACTGTTGGACAATCACCTTCCGAGTACGCGAGGGACTTTTCAAACTGGTCAGCGCTGACCAGTTTGGTGGTACAATTTTGCACCGCCAATATTTATCATATCGGTGATGTCAACGAAATGGTACGAAGCCTCGTGATCACTTGAAGATGACTAAAAGAGTTTGGTAAGCTCGGATTTGAAATCCGACCATTTTGTGGAGTTGCACAAGTTGGTTGGGATACTTCGATTTATTCTTTTTCACTCGCGCCAAAACCTAACTTCTTCATTTTTTTCTCTAAATAGTCTAATCGCTTCTTTTCTTGTTTGTTCAAGTTTTTTTGACATGTAAGCATGTAGTAATCTGTTTTATCTTTCGCTAGATTTCCTTGTCTTTCTGCCATGGCCATTTTAGTATATATATTGATCATTGCAACAACAATAAATATTCCAAACCAATAACCTAAAAATTTTTCCCAGGTTAACTCATAAAACCCCAAGATTCCTCCAACAAAAGATAACCAGAAACTACCCCAAAGAGATCCCTTCTCCTTGGACTTCCCAGACCACTCCCACGTTAAAGAAATAAAAAATCCAAATAATACCATACCCAAAACGCCATATATAAAAAGTCCCATAACATCTCCCAAACATAACATCCCCTAAAATATTTTTTTATTCATTTCGACACAAACCATTATTTTCCTGCCTAACCAATCTACTATTAGTTAACCGGTTATCCATCCCCCAACTTGGGTTCTGCCCATATGTCACGCACAGGGTTTTAAAGAGTGTAAGTTCACCTCCACCATTGAAAACCCTGTATGTCACTTCAACGTCAAAATTGTTAATATCCCTAGATGGTTGGATGATAATACGGTCAACATACTCTTGAAGAATCTGTTTCTTTTCGTCTTCATTGCCGGAGAGAAGCAGGTTCTTTTTTTGTTCCAGGAGAGTTAAAATCATTTGATCGTCAATTCCTATTTTCTTCTGCACAATCTCAATGCGTCTCAATTCTTCAGTAAGCAACTCTTTTCGATTCTGAGCCTCTATAATCCGTTCATCCAAGCCTTTAATGCCCTTCCCGAGAGCTGTAATCCAGTTTTCAATAGAAGTGCCTAATTCTTTGATTTCGCTCCGTATAGGGTCTATATCATTTTTAGTTGATTTCCTGTGTTCCTGGTACAATTCTTTAACCCTTGCTACAATCTGCATTGCACTTTCTTCGGAAAAGCAATAATCAATTAATTGTTCAATCGCAATTTTTTCAATATCTTCTTTGCGTACATTCGTATTTCCGCATTTTGCCGAGCATTTATAATAACTCAAAAGGGGCTTGTCCTTACTTTTAGTGTTACGGTACGAGTTTCCGTTGTAGGCAGCCCCGCAGGCCCCGCAAAGAATCTTTCCAGACAGTAAATAATTTACCCTTGCTTTCATCGTTCCGGGTCGATGTTTCCGTTCATTCATCATTCCGTTAACCTCCCAAAAAAGTTCAGGTTCAATAATTTTGGGTAAAATCCCCTTGTGGACAACATGTTCTTCCTTTGGTTTTTTCTTATGAGTATTCCGGCGCCCATCTATATCTATAGTGCTAGAGACGTTCCAAACATAATCCCCTATGTATTTCCGATTACAGGCCCAACCGTCAAAGCTGGTTTTAGTGAATTTGAGTCCGGATTGGGTGCGATAACCTAGGTCATTTAAAGTATTTGCAATAACCTCAAGAGGAATTTTTTTCTTGATAGATTCAAAATATATCTGTACTGCCCGGGCTTTTTCCTCATCCACTTCTAGTTTTCTTGTTGTCGGGCTAATTTTGAATCCATACGGAGGCCGGCCACCGGTATGTATACCTTGTTCCGCGTTCTCATGCATACCTTTCATGACTTCCCGCGCAAGGTCCAAGCTGTAATATTCGGCAAGACCTTCGAGCAAAGATTCCATCAGCACAGTTTCCGGCGCGTCCGGGTCCAAATTTTCCAGTACACTTTCAACACGGACACCGTTGCGCTTTAGTTCGCGTTTGTATACTATCGCGTCATACCTGTTACGAGCAAAACGGTTAACCTTATGAATAACAATTACATCGAAAAGTCCCTGTTTGGCATCTTTGATCATGCGCTGAAAATCGTCTCTGCGGTCATTCCGTCCGGTTAATTCTTCATCGACATAATCCCCGACATGTATATATTGTTTGCGTTTTATATAGGCATTTCCGGCACGTAACTGAGCTGTCGCAGATTCCTCCCGTTGATTGTCGGAGGAATACCGGGCATAATTGACGGCGCGGATAGATTCGGTCATGTTCAAAACCTCACTCTAAAAAGATAAGTCTTTTACTTTCGCCCTTATTCCTGTCTCCGGTCGCGTTCGTCTCCCCATGATGCTAGTAAACTATTTTTAAAGTATGTGGTTTTCTCGCCACACTTAATACAGTATCTTGCATTTCCGGATGCTATTGTCTCACACTCCCACAACTCCCCTGAGTCGCCATCATACCCGCTGCCGGTACATTTATTAACAAGTGATGTACCACATATTTTACAGTGGTTATCTTCTTTGCCAAGTTCCTCATTTTCGCATACAGGACAAATGTCCGGTCGCCCATTCTCGTCTAAATCATATCCTTCATAAATCATTGTTCCTTCCCCCCGCCTAACTTTATTACCGCATATTGGACAAAAAACCGCTTCCATGGAAACAAAACCATGACCACAATTTAGGCATTGTTTTCTATGAACAAAGTTACGGAAACTTAAAGATACTTTTGCCGAAAAAATATCTATATACGGTCTTTGGTTCCATTTGCTTTGATAATTAAACCTGTTTTCCGAAGCCAATCTTGATATTTTGCAGATGTTTTGAATTTGGGAGGCAGATTCCACTTTTAATTCATACAAAACTATTGGAGGGGCCAGTACACAAGCTGCAAAGATTTCAGCTTCCTTTTCCAGCACGTCATATTCTTCGCCTGTGATGCCTCCACGCGAAAAACGTACTCCTGGAAAGTCCTCAAAATGTCTTAACACTATATGCCCGATCTCGTGCATTATGGTCCAGCGTATTCGTCCGTCACTTCTGACCTTTTCATTATAAATTATATGGTAGTCGTAGGTATCAACATGACCATTGCTGTACATGGTTATTCCGTCTTTTATTGTTGAAATAGATAAACCATGTTCCTCGAAAATCTGTGTCACAGTTTTTATGCTCCAGCCGTTTTTTGCGACCAACTTAAATGGGTCAACGGGCAAAGAAGCTATTCTCTGCTCAACGATAAATGTATATGCCATATTACGGGCCCTTCTATATCGGGGGTCATTTGGAATCTTTTTTAAATGCATTTGGAAACAGTGCCTCCGCTAATCTTAATAATTCAGCAGATTGTTCATTTGATAATCCGGATCTTGCAATCATTCTTATGTCCGGGTTGGTGTCCGGTCCTTCTGTAAAATTATCAATCCGCCCAAGCAAATAATCAGTAGAGGTTCCCAGAATACCTGCTAATTTTTGTAAATCTGAACTAGAAGGTGTCACTCTATCATTTTCAATGTGGCCAAAATTAGAACTGCCCATATTTAGCTTTTCGGCTATGTCTTTTTGTGTTAGTTTAGATTTTAATCGCAGACACCTTATCCTTGAACCAAGCGTCATTACGGCTCCCCCTTAAAAGAGTATTAAAAATACTAAAATTGTTCTTGACTGTATTTTAAATACGGTCTATACTTGTAATTGGAGGTGAAGACATGAAAAGAGAAAACTTGAAGAAAGCGAGGTTATCCCTTGATCTTACCCAAGGCCAGGTCGCTGAAAAAATAGGAATTCATATTGATCATGTTCGTAGCTTAGAATATGGTCGTGTCAATCCAAGTTCAAAACTGATGTTTAAAATTTGTGCCTTCTATAAAGCCACTCCAGAGGCTTTATTTAGGGATATTGTAAACTGTTAAACGGTATTGTCAATACGATAATTATATAATACCGTATTATGTCTATGCCCGTCAACCATTATTTTTTTTCAAACCAGAGCGTATTTTAAATACTGCGTAGCATCAGATTTCCCCAAAATGCTATTTATTATACGCAAATTATTAAAATCACAGAAAGGAGAAATCCTGATGGCACCCAATATCAATGTCACAGTCAAAACAATCCCGCATCCTGAGCCCCAGAGGCTCATCAATATGTGGGCGGGGCTGGTAGTCGAAGATATTTTGAAAAGCGAGGCGAACAAATGAAAAACGGTAAACGCCCGACCGTGAACCAAAAAGTTCTTCTCAAGCAGCGAGGATTAATTCCAGATAACTGGTTTGTTGCAAAAAATTTATCTCGGGAAATGCTTGTCGTGCACCGGACCACGGGGACGGTGCGAGTTGTCCGAAAGTGAAGCAAAGGTATCCGTAAGTTGGGGATACCTTTAGCTGGGGTCAGTTTAATTGAGGTCACCAATAAAGGAGGAGCGAATCATTGGATGTGACTAAGGATCAACTTATATCAAAAGCAAAGCAGATCAGGGAGAGCCTGGGTGGAACGATATTTTCTTTCCCGGTCGATGAAGTAAATCCATTTTCACCGTATGCAGTTGTTATGTATGCTGCAGAAAGTTATTTTGTATATCCACGCGCAACCGATATATCCGAAGCAGCCCTGGGAGTGCTAACTATCTTAAAAGAGTTAAAAAAGAACGGGATGAATGCGGATTACAAAAGGAATGTCCGTTTAATCTCTTATCAAGCACAGATGGACGCGCCAAGTGTTGTTATGCGGAGATTGAAAAAAAACATATAGGGCCGGTCCACTTATAGAAAAAGAAGCGGATTTCGCCGAGGGGAATAAAAGGGGGGTTATAATGCGATATTTAAAAACAAAAAGTGGTAACCCCTAAGCTTGCACAGCCAGGTTACCACTCACACCCACACCCCACGAAGGAAGGTAATCGGTTTTAACTATTATAACCTTTCTGGGGCAAAAAATCAATTATAGGGGGGAAATTTTAAATGGATAACACAAAAAGAATGCGCACGTTAGAAGATGATTTCAGAAATTTCCGTGGGAGCCGGTGTGATGCCACATACGGAGCCACGGGTCCGGAATATGACGAAAACAGTGACAAAATAGAGGCAATTGAAAAAGAAATAGCAACCCAACTGGACGAAAAAGGGAAAAAGCTTTTAAGAGAATTAAGTGACTTAGAGGGTAACCAATCAGCTGTGGTTATGAATTGGGCCTATGAAGCGGGGCTTAAAGATGGATTTAAACTGAAAGAACTTTTGGAGGTCGTGTAATGAATATAGATTATTACTTACAAGAGAGATTGTCCACAACTAACCTCCCGGAGAAGGATAAATTGGTAGCCATAAAATTGGCAGACAGAGAAGGCGAAATATTTGACATCATCAGTGAGAAACTGCCCGAGGAAGGCAAGAAATTAGTTGCCGAGTTGGAGCATATTGGGGGCGAACTTGATTGGTACGACCGGGTAGATGCTTACGGCAAGGGGTTAGCGGACGGCCTAGAGTTAAGCAAGATAATGAACAGCGAATAAAGGAAGGGGCCATTGTGCCCTTTTCTAGGTTAGACAAAAACTCGATACAAGCGTAGGTGAAGAATTTGAACGGTTGGATACCTCTGCACAGAAAAATTATAAACCATTGGATTTACAAGGATGCGGATCTTCTAAAGGCGTGGGTTGAAATACTGGCAAGGGCGAGATACCATATTGATCCTGTAACAGAGGTTTACGAAGGTATAGTTTACACGTTAAACTATGCAGAGTTTATTTTTGGACGCACGAGTTGGAGCCGCAGGCTTAACATCGGTGAACAAAAATTAAGAACGCTGATAAGAAATCTCCGGGACGAAGATATGATAAGGGTTAGTCGGAAATATTCCAAGTTTACTATCTACTTTATCACAAATTTCGAAAAATATAACCAGCAGAAAAACCATCGGGGAGACTTAGAGAATCAAGGATTAGAAGATAATAACAACCAGCAGGAAAACCAGCAGCCAACCAGCAGCCAACCAGCAGCCAACCAGCAGCCAACCACTAACCAACAAGGTAAACAAAGTAAACAAGTAAATAAAGATAATATATTATCGTCAAAACAGTTTGCCGATGATTCTGTTCCAATGATTCTGGCGGATAAGTTAAAACAAAAAATTTTGAACAACAACCCAAAAGCAAAGACACCTACCAACTTACAACCATGGGCGGTAGAAATAGACCGTATGATCCGGATTGATAACAGGACCCCGGAGGAAATATCCCTTGTAATTAATTTCTGCCAAAGTGATGCCTTTTGGATGAGCAACATTTTAAGTGCCAAAAAATTGCGGGAAAAGTTTGATACTCTCTCATTACAGGCAGTAAGGGCAGGTCCAGGTAATGGCCCACAAGAAAGATTGCCGGACCCTGGAATATTAAAGTTACGGGAGGAATTATGGACGCCAAAGAATTTAAACAGCGATTAGGAGGCAGAGCCAAGGATATAATCGCATATGGGATGGGGCTGGACAAGTACAGTCCGGCAAGAAATGAAGCCTGTTGCCCATTCCATAAAGAGAAAACACCAAGTTTTAAATGGCATACTGACGGCCTGTTTTGGAAGTGTTTTGGGTGCAGTGAAACCATGGATATTTACCGGTATATGACCGAATTTAAGCACATGAGTTTTGTTGACGCCGTGCGGGAAGTCGCCGGGATGACGGGGGGGACGGTTGAATTGACAGTACACAACCAGGTCCGGGAGTTCAGAAAACCGGTTATTAAAACTGATGAGTTAACCCCGGAAGCTATTAGGTATATGCAAAGCCGCAAAATATCGGCACAAACACTAAGAGACTGGCAGGTAAAACAAAGGGTGTGGAATGGTAGGCCATGTTTTGTGTTTCAGTATTTTGATCAAAATAATAATCTCCCCTTTATATCTTACCGGGAGATAAAGCCAAATGGTGCCAAGGGTGGCTGTGAACCAGGTACAATGCCTATTTTGTGGGGTATGTTGGGTATTGATGTTGCACAGCCCGTAGTGGTCACTGAGGGCCAAATAGATGCTATGTCTGTTTGGGAGGCCGGTTACAAGAATGTGGTATCTGTTCCGTCGGGCTCCAATAACTTTGCCTGGATAGACAATTGTTGGAACTGGTTGCAGCAGGTACAAGACATTATAGTTTGGGCGGACAATGACGATTCCGGCCAAAGAATGGCGCTAACACTTCAAACCAGACTGGGCAAGTATCGTACTAAAATAATAGTTCACAACTACAAGGACGCAAATGAAGTGCTTTGTAAAGATGGTGGAGAGGCTGTAATACAATTCATAGATAACGCCATTCAGCAAACTCCTGCTGGACTCATGGATATGTCTCGGGTGAAGTATATAAGCCTAAAAGACAGGGTTGATGAGGGTATACCCACAGGACTCTACGGCTTAGATAGTGTTATTGATGACTTGCAACCGGAAGAATTGTCAATCTTGTTTGGCCGCAACGGCGAAGGTAAAAGCACAATGATGTCCCAGGTTATATGTAACTGCATCGATAACCATATCCCAGTATTTCTGTATAGCGGTGAAATGAGCCCTCAAAAAATTTTAAACTGGCTATATCGTCAAGCAATAGGCGATAAAATGCAACACTTAATATGGGTAAAAACAAAATATAAAAAAAGGTTAGATATCGGGCCCGAAGCTTTGCCAGCTTTACAAAAATGGATGTCCCGGATGTTTTATACCTTTGATAAAACCGTCTCAAATGTCCGGGAAAATACAAATGACTTATTCGAGGTCATGTCTGTGGCGGCAAAAAGGTACGGTTGCCGGTTGTTTATAATCGACAACTTAATGTCTGCCCTAGAGGATACGCCCGACAGTCTTAATGCGGATCAGAGTAATTTTGTCCAACGGTGTAAACTGTTTGCGGAAGCATACCGAGTACATGTCATACTGGTTGCTCACCCAAATAAGGCCAAAACCAAAGGACAAAAGCTTGAAAAAGAAGATATCTCAGGTTCTAATAATATTCCTAACAAGGCGGACATTGTCCTTGCTATTGAGAAAGTATATGATGCTACAATCGGACATGATGCTATATTACGCCTATTGAAAGACAGAGGCGAGGGTGAGTATCTGGAACTTAAACTGTTTTTTGAAAAGGCATCAAAGCGTTTGAGGGAAGAAAATAGACAAGAGCCTGGGTTGAGGAAAATTGAATATGGCTGGGAGAAATATTTTGGTGATGAAAAGCCATGGTATGATCAGCAAGTATGTCAGGAGGAATGCCCATTTTGAACGATGTAAAGCGAGATTACAACGAGCTATTGGCACGTGAGAAAAAAGCTGAGGGGTACCTGGACAACCCAGACATACTCCTTGGAAAGCGCGAAAACTGGCTGCCTGAATTTCAAAAAATATTGAACGGACTCAATGAGTGCCTTATGAAGATAGGTGACTATACGTCTGATGAAGTGTTGAACGGATTTAAAATAAAAACAGGAGGTGCAAATAATGATTAATGGGTTAACAAGATTGGCGGATGTGGAAGATATCGAAGTCCTGCCGGTGATAACCACGGACCCCACTTGGGAGGAAATGGTCAAGATTGAGCCCAAACTGGCGGAGTTGTTAAAAGAAGCTGAAGGCTGCAAACGAATTGCAATGCGAGATACAGAATTCTGTGCTGCCCGGGTATGGCATGGCAGGGATGGAATGAAATCTAAAATGAGTGAATTGGTCGGGTTCTTTGCCGGAGACGGTAGGCTTACATCGGCAAAGTGTTATGAGTTAGCCTACCAAAAAATATACAAGTCACTGCCTGATTGTAGGCATGAAGGAGGCCCTTGTTAATGGCGGGAGGTAGATTGGGATGAAGTTGACATTGCTTTTTTGGTTGGTTATATGCAAAGATTTGACGATAGGAAGTGAATTTAACCCCTTTTTGTGGTACAAATACGGCATGAAATATATTAAATGGTATTTTAGCCGCGAAACCTTTGGCGAATATCTGGACCGGGAGGCGGCAAAGCGAAGGGAGGAAATATTGTGAGTATCTTAAATCAGCAAAAAACCCCGGTCACCAATAAAAGAATAATGACCTTGGCTTTAGCGGTGTTAGTTGGCAACTTAACATTTATAGGCTTACTGGTTTTGTGTCACAAGTTGGGAGGATAAAGCGATAACGAAAGAAGGTGTTAATGTGACTACCGATGTAATGCAAGAGCCGAGATATAATAATAGGTCCATTCCGGTTGATGTTTCGCCGGAACTGGCTAAACTAATTCTGAGTCAACCAGCGAGCATGTCTATCGTAGAGATAAAACAAGCGTGTGACTGCACCGCCGCCGAAGTCAGAAGCGTATTTAACGAAGAAAAACAGTGGCGCGAAACGTTAGGGACGATAACCGAATCGCCAAAAGCTCAGGCCAAAAAGGTCGAGAGTGAACGTGGGGGAAGACCAAGGATTAAAAAGGAAAAAGTTATGAAGTGCACGTTCTGTAAAGTTGGATTGATAAAAAAACTCGGTGTGTATCATTGTGGCGACTGCGAAAGCCAGTTTATTTTAACAGCTGGGAAACTTGAAATTATATATACGCCGGACAAGTTGGCCAGTGGTTCAGGAAAATTGGGATACGCAAAGAGCAAAGTTTTTTAGAAACGTATCAGGTACGAAATGGGGGTCACTTAATGCAGCTTCATGATCAGATAAAAAAAGAGATAGACGCAGAGCAGGAATCCATAAACAAAATCGAATTCGGCAAAATTGAAATATCGGTTACAGTTCAAGATGGGCAGCCTTATGTGATAGAGGTTGGGACCAACCGGAAAAAGAAATGCAAAACCATAAACGGTTAACCCAAAATTGAGTTGGGGGCCAGGGCACTTACACAGTGCTTTGGCCTTTTTTGTTTGGGAAGGGGGTTTGCGGATGATAAGGCTAATCCAGGAGTACCGGGCAACATTAAGAATGGTTGAAAAGGCGAAGCGGGATGCGAAATACATTATCCTAGCTGTCGTTGTGTCGGAAGGTGAATATAAGGGCAGAAACTTCTTGCAAGGCGGAAGGAAGTTAAAATGTCCGCATTGTGGCCAGGAAGAATCGTACCTTAATATTTACGAGATGGACGGTAAAACAATTCAGATTTGTGATTCATGCTTAGAAGCTGCGATAAAAGAAACTGTAAATGAGCGCCTTGACAAATCAGCCGCCGAAGATGATATTACCAAGCTGTCCAGTGCCAGTAGTGACCTTCGATACTCCATTCAGTACATGGAGACTGGGGCTATCCCAGGAACCCGCCGTGGAACCCATAGGCTATCATCTGAACAGAGAGAGATTCCCTTTGACCCTTATCAGTTTCAAATCAATATCCACCTAATTAAAATGGTTGCTCTGTCCCGGAGGGAACAAAAAGAATTGAGTGAGGAAAAACTGAAACTTCTTAACGACTTTTTAGGGTTGCTCACCGAGAAACAAAAAGAGGCCTTTGTTCTAGTCCGTGGCAGACGTTATACATACGAACAGGCCGGGAG